CACCTGAAATGATGAGCAACGGAGAAGTGGTGGGGGTGAGAGGGTTGTCGGATGCTCAATCGGCAGTTCTAGTACAGAAGGCGCGCCGTTTTGTGTCCGAGGATCTAGACCGCCGCAGACATTCTCTGGAGCGCAAGATCATGCGCTGTATTGACTATGCGGAACAGCTCGAAAATGAAATCAGTGAGCTGACCGCTCTAAGGGGTGCGGCAGAGGATGTAGGGTCCCTAGAGGGGTACCTCAAAGAGCTTGACGGTCTGATGCAAGACCCTAGCTATATGGCTATCACTGACGATTCGGGGGAAGATCCTCACGGAAAGCTTACCAGGGCCCCCGTGGCAGGGTATACCCCCGGCCCAAAGGGTGCTGGGTCACAATCCTACCAAAGGACCGTGGATGGTCTTGTAAAACCAGACAAATGAGTCCTTAAATGTCATACGACTTCTCCCTAGACCAAACGTGTGCACATTACGTGTCCGAAGAGGCAGTTTATGTCTCTCCGGGCAGACGTATTATACGTCCGAAGCGCCCCATTGCGGCAGAGAACAGCGTGAAGGTCCGACTTGACGGGGCTATAGATGTGCCCTCTTACGGGTCTCAGATCCCTGCCACTATGAAGGGGACGAAAAGGGGACCCTTCACGGTGACCTCTAGTGCCACGTCTTTGCTACGGGTAAAGGTGTCTCAGGGAGCCTGGCAAGATCTTGTGTTCCCCGTGTCTAATGCAATGGATCCTAGATATGCGGTCACCTTGTTCAACCAAGGGTTGTCTGGGATCAAGGCCGCCCTAGAAGATGGGACCATCAGAATTGAAACCCTGGACAAGGGCCGCCAAGCCTCTTTGTTCATAGCCCAAGAGAGCACTGCAGCCTCAATTTTTGGGTTCCCTGTGAACCGGGAATGGCGAGGGCAAGATCTGATCCCAGGATGGACCTTAGTCACAGACTTGGCTTCCGTGGTCGAAGATCGACCAACCCAGCGCAATATAGTGTTCGACTACCCGCTCAAGCAAGAACAGTCTGTGGCGGAAATTTCCTATACCACTGCACTACAGGAATGCCGCAGATGTGGCGGCATAGGGGTAGAGAACGATTGGAGATACGACGTCAAAGGTAATCCGATCACGGTTGAAAACGAAGATCTGTTGCTGCAAGAGCTACAGAAAATGGTGCTTACGGTCAGAGGGTCTAACCCCTTCCACAACTGGATTGGAACCTCTTTGGTGGATGCCATAGGACAGAAGTTGGGGCAGCAATCGGTGGTGCAAACTCTGACGCTCGCGGACATCACTCAAGCCTTTAAGCGATTCCAATCCATCAAAAAGGGTCAGGAAAAAGTGCAGGAGATCACCGATAGGGAGTTCCCTTATCGACTGCTAGGTGTAAATTTCACCCAACACCCAACCGACCCCTCTATCCTCTACATCGATCTGTCCGTCCAGAACCGATCGCAACAGGCAATCAAGCTCACCCGTGGGCTCCGATTGCCCCATAACCTAGAGATCAAATAATGGCGACAGCTCCACAGATTTCGTTTCGAGACAACAGTGGGTATACCACGTCTCTAACCTTGACCACTAACCAGGACAACATAGTCCTGAGGGGTACTGTAGAAGCCACCACTATCTCGGTTCAAGTGTCGATCAATGGTGGGGAGTTTGTCTCCGACCCTAACTTGATCCAAGTGGTGGACACCACATTCACCATCCCAAATCAGGACGTATACCCCTCTGGCCTCCCCCTGGAATTTGGGGTCAACACTATTCTGATACGAGCCGTGGATCTAGTGGGCTCGGTGTCTTCAATTTCTACTGCGGTGATCACCCGATTGGAGAATGTTGATTTTTCGGGCACCCAAATACCCACCGGCATTAAGGTAGAGCGCCACAGGGACTTCGTGACCGTTTTGGCAGCCAAGCCTAAACCTCTACAGAATCTAAGCCAAGACGATCAGGGTAACCCGGTATTGGTTACTACCACTCTGTCAGATTTCCTAGGGTTCAATATTTACGGTTCCACATCTCCAGCTGGTGCTTCTGGATACCTGAAATTGAACTCTAAGCTTCTGAACGTGGCGACTCGGTTCGAGCAATCTGATGTGCAAACTATCAATGACATCGGACTATGGGATGCAGGGGTGTCCAAGGTATTGAGGGTGCGGGTCTCCGAAGAGAACGAATTTGGAACCGAGACTGACGTGCGTCTAGATATGGTGCACGACAACTCTCTGATGGACGGTAAACTTGAGTTCATAGGCTCCCTCCGAAATTACTCCATGAACGAGTATGTGGTGTTCAACCACTACCGCACTGGAGCTGCGGGACAGTTGAACTCAGACCAGTTCTTTGGCATCCCCTCGAACGATCCAGTCTACTATGTGGTGACCGGGGTCTACTGGGATAAGGCAACCGGTACAGAGGTGGAAACCCCATACTCTCAGGAAGTGTTGGGCACTCCTCTATCGCTAGACACCACTATTCGAGATCTGCCAAGCAGAACCTCTCGCTCTATCGTTCAGAGCTATGTGGACGCCATTCAACGAGTAGACGCCAAAATATCTCTGATCCCGTTATCGGTCACCCGCGATGTGATGATTGACCCCTTCGCTTCGGAGGCGGCTCGATTGTGGTTCTTGCTGGATTTTGTGCACAGGAGTCAAAGTTTTCTGACCCTCTTGGCCATAGACAATGTGAGTGGTAACGGGGTTTCTGACCCTGTAGTGTCCTCCGCCTACAAGACAGCTCTCAAGTCCGCTTTAGGTGCCACCACGGACTCTTCAGTGCAGGGTCTGATTGATCAACAATTTGACAAGTTGGCTGGAAACGTAAATGAGACCCGCCAAGCGGGCCGTCAGGCATTAGGGACTCTAACCCTCTACACGACCACCCGACCCACCAAGAATTTGACGATCCCATCTGGATCTTACGCCCTATCGACGGCGGATTCGTCCTCGGGGATCACGTCTCAAAGATTCCGTATCGCGGGGTCTTACGTCCTGCCTAGCTCGAATGCAGAAGCCTATTACAACTTTGACACCAAGAGATACGAGATCAAGGTATCGATTTTGGCGGAGCAGGCCGGAAGCGCCGGAAATGTCGCCCCCGGAAATATCCAAACACTAGTTGGGGTGAGTGGGCTCAAGGCAATCAACGAGACCCCTACCGTATTCGGCAGAGACTTGGAGTCTAACGCTGAGTTGGCCTCTAGGGCTATGTTGAAGTTCGCCTCAGTGGACACTGGCACCGGAGCTGGGTATCTGGCAACTTCCGCAGATCAGATAGGGATAGTGCGCAGTAAGGTGGTCCAGAGCGGGGACGCTCTGATGATGCGTGACTATGATGACGTCAGAGGGAAGCACATAGGAGGCAAGGTTGATATCTGGGTCCAAGGCCTCCAAGAGAGACAGGTCAGCGACACTTTCTCATTCACTTTTGCGGTTGCCCAAAACGTCCAATGCCAGATTCTGGATAGTGTGAATTTGGTTTTTCAGGTAATTGACTCGAGAGTGTCTAATGACACCCCGTTGGTGGAAATTCTTGACGTGTTGTCTCAGGGGCTAGGGGTGCGGAACATCACCAGCGGCCTAGATTATGATCTCACTGGCGTCACCATCCTCAGCTATAACACTTTCAAACTGAACACTCTGATACCACAACCGGCAACCGGCATAGACGATATTGTGCTAGCTGACTTCCGATACCAGGCAGTCAACAAGCTCTACATGACGCTCCAACCTGTTCGACGGGTAGTGTCAGTGGTAGGGGAGGTTTCTGGGACTCTTACGGAAGGGACCCACTATCGTTTGGTGAAAACCGACGACCCGCTTTTGGAAGGCGAGTCTACCAGGGCCCAGAACCACATTGAGATCACCCCTTCAGGCGGAATACCTTCAGGGGCCACCATCACGGTCAACAACGAAGAGCATGTGATGATCGGATTCGAGAGAGAGCCGCTCGGATCCATCGGGATCAACATTGCGACCATCCGCGTGTTCAGTGAGGATCGTTTGACTGAGTTTGATGGCCCGTCCGCGGCCGCCCCTGACTTCGAGATAATTCAAGGCACCCCCACGACCCCAGCCCGTATCGTTAGAACAGCAGCCTCCACAATTGCTAACGGGCAAAAGGTGTCAGTAGATTATACCCACGATGAGAACTTCAAGGTCACATACGTGATCAATCAACTGCTACAACAACTACAATCAGTGATCTCTGCCCCAGGGTCTGCGAAGCGCCACGTTACGGCCGACGTTTTGGTGAAGCAGGCGGTCCAAAACTCCATAGATCTGGAGACAACCGTGCAGCTTAAACAGGGCGCGTCCAAAGAGACTTCAGACCCGGCGATTCGCGGGAATGTGGCATTGGACCTAAGTAAAAATCTGATAGGAGAGGGTTCAGCACAGTCTAATGTGGACGCGGAGATCAACAACTCCATTGGGGTAGCAAAAAACGTGCTTCCAATGGCCAAGATGGCCTACTCGGACGGGTCTATCAAGCTCAGGGAATCGGTATTATCCACAGCGGTGAGAGTAAGCTCTTTGGACTTTGGGGGAAATTTGGTCTACATACTGACCAACCCTGTCAATTACCCTACCACGGATGGTGGCGGCTTAGCCACGGAACACCGAGGAGTGTTTCTCGATGATGTGGCGATGAAACTATCCAGTTCTCTAGGTCTGGTAGGATCTGAAACCCGTCAAGCCTATATCATAGGCTCCGGCGGAGCAGTCATTTCGGGGTATAGTGACGATGCTACCCTGGGAGCGGCTGGGTTCCTTCCCATCCAATACGAGGCAGAAAGACTTCGTAGAACCGCTAATCATGTGGTGGTATCCTTGTCTGGATCTGGTCTTCCGCTGGATCTCCCAACCGATCATGACTTCACGGTGTCTTATGTGATACGTGGGGACTCAGGATCTCACGATATAACGGTCTCAGACATCGAAGTGGTTGAATTGGGAGACTTCGTTATCACCTATCGCAACTACACGGGGGCCTGAAGATGGCTAGATTCCTATTCGACCCTTCTAGGCTAAACCACTCTGTCAGTCAGTCCGGAAAGGAATACAACCTTCGACTGATCCAACGAGGCCAAACCATATTCAACACCTTGCTGTCTCTGCTGCCAAGCAACTATGTCTCGGACGTTCAAGGGCCCCAATATACCCAGGTCATGAAGGCCGTGGCGGTAGAGCTGGCTAGACTGGAACTGGCGTTAGAGGATGTAGATCGAGACCGGAACTTTGACTCAACCCGAGGCGAGTTTCTCTGGAGCATAATTGGCTACTTGGTGCTTGTGAACAACAAGCTCCCTAACCTGGACTTCTCCGATCAGGATTTCAGAAGCTTCTTTACGAATCTAATTCGTATCTACTTCCAAGGCTCAGTCCCATCTTCGATGCAGGATGTGATGAGCCTCTTCTTCTCTGGCAAGGTGACCATCACAGAGGCTTTTGTGCTTCTGAGACAGCAAGCCTCAGGGGTGGACATCTCAGACGAGTTTGTATTCACCCTGGATATACCAGGGTCATCCTTACCTGCGAACTTGTTCGAAGCCGACACCGCGGTACGCCATCTTTTGGACCTAGTGAGGCCGGCCCACACCCTCTTTAGGATGAGGTTCGTATTTACGGATCAGTACATCCCTAGCGACGTTTCAGGCAAAATATTGGACGAGTTGCGGCGGTGGAAGCTG